GGACAATCTGTAACAATCTCAGGTGCAGGTAGTCGCTACAATGGGACTAAGACAATTACAAAAGTCGATACTCGTTCATTTAACGTAACTACAGCTCACACTAGCGACAATCCACGTCACACAGTCGAGCCTTATGGCATAGCCGCGGTCGAGACATATACCGATTATTCAACAATTCCAGCGATCCAAGAAGCCGCGCTAATGATTTCGATCGACATCTGGCAATCTCGACAGGCTCCATCATCTGGCGGAGTTACTATCGATGGCTATCAGCCTTCACCTTATAGAATGGGCAATACACTTCTAGCCCGTGTACGTGGACTTCTAGCACCTTATCTCGATCCGAGATCGATGGTGGGCTAATGGCCGCCATATCAACACTCCGCGCAGGGATTGCAGCAGCTTTAGTCGATAACACTAAGTATTCAGTTTTCGCGTTCCCACCTGCTACCCCTATCGCTAACAGCGTTATCGTGTCACCTTCAGATCCTTACATTTCACCATCTAACGGATGGCACGCATCCATCTCGCCTCTAGCGAACTTTACTATTTCCGTCATGGTTCCCCTTCTAGATAACGAAGGCAATCTAAACGGGATCGAGGATAATGTAGTCCGAGTATTTAATTTACTCGCTGCATCCTCGTACACCTATAATGTCACAGAGGTATCGGCTCCGGCCGTACTAAGTGCCGTCTCAGGTGATCTACTTACCTGCAATATCAATATCTCAGTCCTAACGAGTTGGAGTTAATTATGTCCGAGTGGGAAAAAGAGCAAGAAGCCTTCCTGATCAAGATCGGGCAGGTTAAGCCAGCATCACCAAAGCCAGTAACTATCAAGAAGGAAGAGGAATAATCTCATGGCTGTATTTCTAAATAACAAAGTCGGCGTGAAGGTTAACTCAGTCGACCTATCTGATCACGTTACATCGGTAACACTTAATCGTACTTTCGATGAACTCGAAGTAACAGCAATGGGCGATGGCGGACATAAGTTCGTCAAGGGTCTTGAAGCTTCATCAGTTACTATCGACTTCCTTAATGACACAGCCGCAGGCGAGACACTTGCTACCTTGCAAGCCGCATGGGGAACTAACGTCACAGTAGTACTTCTACAGGATAGCGCTGCAGCAGTATCAGCGACTAACCCTCTCTACACAATGACCTGCCTTATCAACGGCACTACAGACATCAACGGCGCAGTCGGTGATATCGGTACACAGAGCCTTACATTTAACGTCTCTGGTACAGTAGCAGTTGCCACAACAGGCACATTCTAAGAAACTAAACAAAGGGGCAGAGCATGGCAAAACTAATAGTCACACTAGCGGATAACACAGTAACCGAGATCGAGATTACCCCTCGCCTCGAATACGCGTTCGAGCTATATGCTAAAAAGGGATTTCACAAAGCGTTCCGCGATGATGAAAAGCAGTCAGATGTCTATTGGCTAGCATGGGAAGGCCTTCGACTAAGTGGAGTCACAGTCAAGCCATTCGGCGCAGACTTTCTCGAAACTCTAAAGAGTGTCGAGGTTGCAGAGTCTGACCCTTTGGCCTAGGCAGGGATAGCATCCACTACCTCATAGCTCGCTTGAGCATTGAGACGGCTATCCCTCCACAATCTTTAATTGATTTAGACCCTACGATGCTACAGATGATTCTCAAAGCGTTGAAAGATAGAGCGAAGGAGCAGAGCGATGCCTACAGAGCTAAAAGGCGCAACTGAACTTCGTAGAGCAATGAAGAAGTTTTCACCTGATCTCGATAAAGAAACACGCGATGAGATGGTTGGATTCCTTAAGCCATTGGTCAAAAAGGCTAGGGGCTTCATGCCGTCTAATGGTGACATGCCTTCGGGCTTCGTTGGCGGTAGCGAGGGCGGTGGATTCCCTAAGTACGATGCAGGCACAGCTCGTCGAGGCGTTGGCTATAAATTGACACCGACAAAGCCTAATCGTCAAGGATGGGTGCAGACAGTATCGATCCACAATAAAACTGCGGGCGGTGCCATCTATGAGACCGCTGGTCGCAAGTCTGGTATCAATGGAAGATTTACCCCACGCCTGCCCGGCCAGTTAGCAGGCTCAGGCAAGATGGCAGGTCGCGCAATGTTTAAGGCATACAAAGAAGATGAAGGTAGAGCCAAGGTCGGCGTTATCAAAGCGCTTGAAAAGGCTGCCGCTAAGTTTAATGGGAGAGTAAGTTAATGGCTGAGTTACGCATCCCGATTATCGGTGAGTTCAAGGGTAAGAAAGCCTTCGACGATGCCGAAAGATCAACCGGTAAACTAGACGATAGTGTCAAGAAACTAGGCAAGGCGCTTATCGCCGCGTTCAGCATCCAGAAGATCACTCAGTTTAGCAAGGCAGCCGTTAAGGCATTCGTAGAAGATGAAGCCGCTGCAAGCCGTCTAGCACAGTCTGTAAAGAATCTAGGACTAGCCTTCGAGACTCAAGCCATTGAGACTTTCATCGATCAGTTATCTCGCGCCTCAGGTATTACAGATGATCAGCTTCGTCCTGCCATGCAGAGACTATTGCAGACTACGGGATCACTAGCCAAGTCTACAGAATTATTAAACCTAGCCTTAGAAGTAAGCCGAGGTTCTGGCGTAGATTATGAGACAGTAGTTAACGATTTATCAATGGCCTACGTCGGACAGACTAGAGGTCTTCGTAAGTACTCACTAGGACTTACTCAAGCAGAACTTAAGACGGCTTCATTCGCCGAAGTTCAGGAGAAGCTGAACAAGACTTTTACAGGTGCTAACGCGGCTTACCTTGATACCTATGCAGGTAAGTTAACCCTTATCCAGACCGCGGCAGGAGAAGCGCAGGAGACTATCGGTAAGGGTCTAGTAGATGCCTTCTCGATCCTAGCAACCGATACAGGCAGCATCACAGAACTTACAGAAGCAATGAATGGTTTTGCAGAGGCAACAGCAACAGCCTTCCGTAACGTGGCAGTCTTAGTCAGTAACCTTGATAAATCAATGCAGGCTGGTTTCGGACTTGTCGGAGTCCTTGACAAAATTACAGGCAGTAACTTCGTTAAGATTTTCGGCGGTGCCATTGGATTACTCTCAACGCAAGGCGGAGGTGCATTTAGCAGCTTTACTGGTCCGGGCATGGGTGGTTATCCTAGCTCTGCACTCGGCCCTGGCTATGTCGATCCTAATCAAGCCGCTCGTGAAAAGGCTGAGAAGGAAGCAGCCAAGCGTGCTAAAGAGATCGCTAACCTACAGAAGAAAACCTTAGACACACAGAAGAAGGCTAACGCCCTCACCAAGGCCGCTAAGACTATCGATCTGGATCGTATCAGCATGACTGCCGCCCTTCGTGGCAAGATCAGCGAGACCGATCGCCTATCTCTCAATCTTCAATTAGCCTTGCTCGATAAAAATGAAGCACAGGCGAATAAACTAGCGGCGGAATTATCAGAGGCAGTCAAGCGCCAGAATGCCCTTAACGCGGCTCTGGCGTCTACTCCAGAAGCTCCGAACCCATATCGTAACTGGAAAGTCCCAGAGAGCATTCTTAACTACACAGCCTCATCCCTAGGCGTATCTGTAGCACAATTACAAGCCGCGCCTGTCGCACCTACTTCAACCTTCTCAGATGCTCAGATGGAATTAGCAGCGGCAGTCAATTCATTCCAGAAGGCTGATCAGCAGGCCATCAACATTGAGGTCTATCTTGACAGCGGAGTAGTAACTAACGCTGTCTCAGAAGTGCAGACTAATAACAATCTTTCAGGATCATTTACTACGGTCGGCGGTCGAGGCGCGAACACAGCGAGATTTACATAATGACGCTCCCGGCAACGATTTCGGTATCTTTTGACTTCTCTCAAGGTGCTACCTTCGGATTCCCATTTACGATCGGTGATCCCGTTAACGGCATTATCGGCGTGTCTCAGTTCGCGTCGAGTGAAGTCCCAGAGCCTGTTATCGATCTAAGCCCACAGACTCGCCAGATCAGAATTACCCGCGGGCGTAACATCATGCGTGATACTTATGAGGCAGGCACCTGCACAGTTCGAGTAATTGATCAGAATGGCGACTTCAACCCACAGAATCCATCAAGCCCTTATTTTGGATATCTGACTCCACTTCGTAAGATCCGTGTAGCAGCTACTACTCCAACGGCTCAGGCTTTTCTATTTTCAGGTTATGTCACCGACTATAAATACACCTACCCACAGGGACAAGAATTAGGTTATGTCGATATCACCTGCTCGGATGCGTTTCGTCTTTTCGCTATGGCTAACGTCTCGACAATAGCCAGTACATCCGCCGGGCAGACTACAGGCACACGCATTGACAAGATTCTTGATCAGGTAGACTTTCCTTCTAGCATGCGCTTTATCGATGCAGGATCCACAACAGTCCAGGCAGATCCAGCTACTACCCGTACAAGCCTTTCAGCGATTCAAGTAGCAGAATTTACAGAGCAGGGAGCCTTCTTCGTTTTAGCAGCTGGAGAAGTAGAGTTTAAGGATCGTGCCGATGTAGTGGGATCTCTCGCCGCTGCACCGATCCAGTTCAATCAGACCACAGGAATCCCATATTCAGACCTTCGCTTTGCCTTCGATGACAAGCTCATTATCAACAGCGCTACGATGAAGCGAGTAGGTGGGGCTACAGTCTCGGCTAATAACTCAGACTCGATCGCTAAGTACTTTCCGCATGGCATGAACGTCGAGAACTTGATTGCTCAGACAGATGCACAGGTTCAGGATATTGCTAGCATCTACGTCGCTACTCGCGCAGAGACTACGATCCGCATTGATGCCATGACTGTTGATCTACTCGATCCAGCCGTGCCAACCGATACGATGATTGGGCTTGAGTACTTTGATAATGTCGAGATTACCAACGTCCAGCCAGACAGCTCAACCATCGTCAAGACTTTACAGGTGCAGGGCTTGGCGTGGGATATAACCCCTAACAGTATGAAGGTGACGGTTACAACACTTGAGCCTATAGTAGAAGGATTCATTATAGGATCTGCAAATTACGGTATAATCGGACAATCCATAATGGGATACTAGGAGAAAACAATGGCTACAGGCTTTCCAGCGACTACAGGCGACATCTTCACGGCGGCAGACTATAACGGCTTAGTCACCTTCGACGTGGTCGCAGATAAGACGGCAGACTACACAGTAGGCGTGACTGATTCCTATCAGGTTCTAGTGCCTATGAATAAGGCCACAGCCATTGCTCTCAAGATTCCTACAAATGCTACGGCGGCTATTCCAGTCGGATCTGTAATTACTATCCTTAACAAGGGTGCAGGTACTTGCACTATTTCAGCCGTGACATCTGGCACTACTACAATTCTCTCGGCTGGTGCAGTATTGGCTCAGCCTACCCTTGCTCAATATAAGAGCGCTGCATGCATAAAGACTGGTACAGATACTTGGTACGTTGTTGGAGCGATTGGGTAATGCTCAACATAGTTACGGCAATTTTAGATATTAAGAAGCCAGAGCCACCTGCAGACATCCTAGTCATTGCAGGCGGAGGCTCTGGCGGTCGATCATTTGGCGGTGGCGGTGGTGCAGGTGGTTTACTTTCATTTATGGCTACACCAATCGCCATTGGTTCATATAACATAACCGTAGGCGCTGGCGGTGCGGCTAAAACTTCTGCTGCTTTCGTTGGAAACAATGGCATCGATTCACAATTTCAAGGTTTAACACTAGTCAAAGGAGGCGGTGGTGGTGGCTACGATGCTGGCGGTGGTGTTGGTTCCAATGGTTTAACTGGAGGATCAGGCGGCGGTGGTTCTCGCGTAGGATTCGGCACAGGTGGTTCAGCTACAAGTGGTCAAGGTTTCCGAGGGGGTAATCAAACAGGCACAGGCGGCACAGGCGGCGGCGGTGCAGGTGCAACTGGTCAAGATTTAAGCGGATCAAACGGAACTGGTGGTAATGGATCTTCTGCTTTTTCAGCATGGGGATCTGCAACTTCTTCTGGTCAAAACATTTCTGGCACTTATTGGTTTGCTGGTGGCGGCGGTGGACAAGCTGGTGCAGGTGGTAATGGTGGCGGCGGTCAGAATGTAACGGGTCTTGATACCTATGATTCATCTGGAACTGCTAATACAGGCGGTGGAGCTGGTGGCGACTCAACTGTAGGTCAAGGCGGATCTGGAATTGTAATTGTCCGATATACAACAGGGACAATGACAGCCACAGGCGGAACTACTTATACTAATGGCGGATTCACTTATCATAAGTTTAATGCTAATGGCACATTCCAGAGGACGGCATAATGGCACATTGGGCAGAGATCGACGATAACAATAAAGTAATTCGCGTACTCGTTGGCGATAACAACGATCCCTCAGGCGATGAAGGTTATCAATGGCTTATCGATAATCTCGGTGGCACATGGATTAAGACTTCGTATAATCACAGAGTTAGATATAACTTTGCCGGGCTCAATTTTACCTACGATCCAATCGATGACGCATTTATAGCACCTATGCCTGAGTGTGGACATGAAGAACTATTACTTAACGATCTCAAGCGATGGGAGTGTGCTACCTGTGAAGCCTATTCTTTGCAAAGCCGGGCAACAGCTTAGAGAGCAATTCGATGACACCTTCCCAGATCGTGATAGGCGTTCCGATGGCTGGATCGGCGATCTCCGTCATTCAGCGCGTCCTAGTGATCATAACCCTGATTCAGAATCAGGGGTGGTTCGCGCCATCGATGTCGATCGAGATGTACATAAGTCAGGCAAGCCCGACCTCATGCCCGATATTGCAGATCAGCTTCGACTCGCGGCCAAGCGTGGCGAGAAGCGAATCTCTTACATCATCTTCGCAGGACGAATTGCATCGTCTCGCATGGGCTGGCGCTGGCGCAAGTATTCTGGAAGTAATCCACATAACGCGCATTGCCATATCTCTTTCACTAAGCAAGGCGATCAAGACAGCTCTTTCTTTAATATCCCGTTACTAGGAGGCAAAGCATGAACATGAAACATCCAGCAGTAATCGCAGTAGGCGCATTCCTAGCAGTATGGGGAACTACTTCTAACTTCGATCTCAACTATCGTTCAATCCTCGGCGCAGTAGTGGCAGGAGTATTTGGATACGCGAGCCCCAAAAAGTGACACAGGAAAACTTCTTCACTCTTTACTTCGCTAGCCTTGCCATCATTGGTGGTCTTGCAGGTTATGTGATCACTCACTTGCTATCCGAAATTAAGCGACTCAACTCGCGTGTCGATGAGATCTACAACATACTGTTAGAGCGATAATTTTTACATGGCTAAGAAGAAGGTCATCGACCTAGACACTTACAATGCGCTCGACGCATACGCTATATCTATGCATGAGTTTTATAAGTCTCTACGCCGTGCCGGGTTCGCTGTTGATCTCTGTCTAGCAATTATCGTAGAGAGATCGGCTTATCCTGATTGGCTTCTTCCATCGATCCCCGACCGAGTGGATCGCCTACCCTATGAGGATGACGAAGAGGACTAATGAAGCGCATAGTCATAGTGAGCGACCTACAGGTTCCGTTCCACGATAGACACGCAGTTAAGAATCTAGCCAGTTTTATCAGTAAGTTTAAGCCGCACGAAGTAGTCACGATCGGAGATGAGATTGATTTTAACACCATCTCAAAATGGTCAGAAGGCACACCCGAAGCCTATGAGCAGACGCTTGGAGATGATCGCGATGAGGCTGTTCAAGTACTTTACGATCTACAGGTAACACAGACGATTCGCTCTAACCACACAGACCGACTTTACAATCAGATCATGAGGAAGATTCCCTCATTCCTATCCTTGCCCGAACTTCGGTTTGAGAAGTTCATGAGATTTGATGAGCTAGGGATAACCTTTCATAAGAAGCCATACAATATCGCGCCGGGCTGGATTGCAGTTCATGGCGATCACACCCCTATCAAGTCACAGGGCGGTCTCTCAGCCCTTGAGGCGGCTCGTAGGCACGGAAAGAGCGTTATCTCAGGGCATACTCACAGGGCAGGCAGATCGTCCTTCTCAGAGGCTTCTGGAGGCCGTATAGGGCGCATTCTGCATGGCGTCGAGGTTGGGAACTTAATGGACTTTTCTAAGGCAGGCTACACAAAGGGCTCGGCTAACTGGCAACAGGCATTCGCCATCATGTACGTCGAGGGTAAGAATGTACAGGTTGATCTGATCTACTTTGAGAAGGATGGAACCTTCGTAGTCGCTGGAAAACGCTATGGACGATCTCGATAACGATCTAGCGAGGTCGATTGATGACCAGATAGATGACGCAGAATTGTTACCATTTCGTTATCTGAATATCTAGATTTTCCCCTTTGGGGTATGAGATGGTTAAGCCACGGATGAAGGGCATCCAAAGAAAGGCTTAACAATGTTTGACACAGTTACGCAAGACGTTATAGCTCTTATTACTATCTCGGCGCTATGGTTTCACTTTGGTCGATCGATCGGGATTCGTGTAGGTTATCTCAAAGGCCGTAAAGCGGTCAGAGATTACTACGAAGCCAAGGATAAGGTGAGAGTGTGAAGGCGAATGATTTCCTCAACGAAGCAAAAGCAGTTATTCAAGATCGTGGAATGGACTACGGACACCCGTCAGACAATATGTCCCGAACCGCATGCCTCTGGTCTGCATTCCTCCAAATGCCTGTTACTGACTATCAAGTGGCGTCATGCATGGCATTGGTCAAGCTCGCACGAAGTATGGAGTCAGCGAAAGTCGATACATACATCGACGCTGCGGCATATATGGCAATAGCAGGGCAACTACACACAGAGGAGAACGAACTTTATGTTTAACTTAGAAGATTATGAGACAGTAGAAGAGCGCTTGATAAAGTTTTGGAAGGATCATCCAGATGGCCAGATACATACAAAGCTCATGGAACACACTACTGGCCGATTCATTGTCGAGGCTTCGATATATCGAACAGAAGCTGATACTAGGCCATGGACAACAGGGTTGGCAGAAGAGACAGTACAAGGCCGAGGGGTTAATGCTACTTCTGCGCTTGAGAACTGCGAGACATCTGCTATTGGTCGTGCGTTGGCTAACGCTGGATATGCCACTAAAGGTAAGCGAGCATCTAGAGAAGAGATGGTCAAAGTAGAGACCGCTTCTAAGGTAAAGGCTAATATCGATGAAGTAAAGGCTAAGATGGCTAGCACATCTGGCGAATACATCCCAGTAGTGAAGGAAGAGGATCCATGGACTATCAAGCCAGCGACTATGCCGCCCACAATGGGGGAAGCTGTATCGATGGTGAAAGAGATCATTGGCGGCCAGACAGAGAAGGATATTCCTCGTTGCCCTCATGGCGACATGATCTGGAAGACTGGTCAATCGGGAACAGGTAAGCAATGGGGACATTTTAAGTGTTCTGCATGGGTAACTGGTGAACTGACTAGATGCCCTAAGGGTGAAGATGTAATCTGGTATGAGATCAACAAAGAAGGCGCATGGCAACGCCAGAAGGCGAGAGCATAATGGGATCACTACAGTTTATGAATCAAGATGGAGAATGGGAGTCATTTCCTACAGAAGATGAGATACATCGATCTAAAGAGGTCATTGCTATCTTAGAAGAGTTTACATTCACGACTAGATGTTGCTTATGTAATGAGGCGATACCTTACAGAGATATTAAGGTTAATCTTAAGAATAAGAGCTGGTCATGCGCTAAGTGTCACGCTGTCAATGGCCTCACAAAGCCGTAAATACCGGGGATTCTCGACTGAGCGTGTGGTCGCTAGGTTCCTATCGGAATGGTGGCCACATGCAGACATCGGTCGAGGGGCTGGAAAAGACATAACCCATGTTCCGTTCGACATGGAGGTTAAGGCTAGATCGGCGTTCCAGCCAAAGGCGTGGATCGATCAGGTCACCAAAAGAGCTAGCAAGTCCCATGACTTGCCAATCGTGGTGTGTCGCTTGAATGGCCAAGGAGAAGCTAATCCTCAGGATTATCTGGCTTTCATGCGGCTTGGTGATCTGGTCGATCTATTGCTCAAGTCAGGTTACGGGGATTTCAAGGGTGATCGAGATACACTAGAGCCTATGCGTTGCAAGATGTGCGGCGCTTGGGCGTTCACGCCTACATGTAAGACGTGTGAGGTTGATCCAGATGCCGACTTATGAGTTCGAGTGTGACAATGAGCAATGCGAATCTAATGCCAGAATCGAGCAATGGATGAGTATCAATGAGCCTCATGATCTGGAATGCCCATTCTGTCATTCATCTATGCATAAGGTCTATTCAAGCGTAGGCGTATCGTTTAAGGGCTCAGGCTTCTACTCAACAGACAATAGATAATGTGATGCAATTCACATTCCACATAGTGAGATTATGGGAAAGGCTAAGCATGAACCTATTTGACAGACATGTTACTCTCAGCGCTAGAGCCCATCAGGGGCTCAAGGCGAGCCCGAAAGGGCTAGCTCGCCTGGTAGCACTCGCTATTGGGATATCTCTATCTATAGCAATGCCCCTAGATGCACAGGCGTCAAATAAGCAAATACAATGGGCAAAACAATTAGCCAAAGAACAATTAACTGATAAGCAAGAGCTATGCCATCATGAGATAGTCTTTCGTGAGAGTACTTGGAATTATAGAGCCATAGGTAATAAGGGCGGCACTAAGCAGACCTATGGGCTATATCAGATGAAGAGCGATAGCCTTAAGCATGCTAATAGTATTAAGCAGTTCTGGATGTACTATCACTATGTAGGGTATCGCTATGGATGGACTGAGTATGAAGATCCTAACTATTGTAAGGCACTTAATCACCTCAGAACCAAGGGATGGCAATAATGCCAAGAAACAATCTAACAGAAAAACAAAAAGCCTTTATTCGTGAAAATGCCATTGAAGGCGGTAACTGGTTAGCAGAACAGTTAAACGTCGATCGAGCAGCTATTTACCAATATGCAACAGATATAAAGATAAGCGTGAAAAAGGGTGGAGTAGGACACCCCAAGGACGTTGATATAAGAAAGATGGCCAAGAAGTGCAGACCTTGGCCTAAGAACTATCGGCACTATAAGAAGCTGTTGGTAGAGCGCGATGGCCTAAGGTGCCATTACTGCGATGTAGTAATGACCTATAAAGATGCACAGATAGACCATATAGTAGCTAAGGCTAGGGGTGGTACAGATGCACCTTCTAACCTAGTGCTAGCATGTGCTACATGTAACCATGTTAAGAGTACATTGTGCTACACATGCCCAGAGTTTAGAGATACCATTGCCAAAAGATCCTAGAGATAGCAGAGCCTATCGAGCAAGACGCCTTGAGGTGTTAGCTCGTGATCAATGGACGTGCTTCTATTGCATGCAACCTGCGACTACAGTCGATCACGTGATTCCGATCAAAGACGGCGGCGATCCGCTTGCATACGATAATTTGGTGAGCTGTTGTACTACCTGCAACTCACGCAAGGGATCACGCTCACAAGGCTCTTTTTTAGCACGCACGTTCACCCCCCCTGTCTTTTCTGGCAATATGTACCCGATGCAGTCCAGACTGATGCCAGACTCACCCTTTTCTGCCCGACCGATCCCGATCGATGGTGAATGATGGGAGCTCGTAAACAGCCGCTGCGAGGGGCAACCAAGGCAAGGCTTCACAGCCCACTTCTCAAGGGCAAAACTAGAGCCGATGAGGTTGCTAAGATGGCCGAGGATTTAGGCACGCCTTTATTACCCTGGCAACGCTGGCTACTTGATGACATGATGCGAGTTGACGCTAAAGGGATGTACATTCGCAAGACTTCACTCGTCCTAGTGGCTCGCCAGAACGGCAAGTCTCATCTAGGACGCATGCGTGTTATCTGGGGGCTCTTCTATGGAGGCGAGCATAAGCACTTGATCATGTCCTCCAACCGAGCCACAGCCCTCATGACCTTTCGAGAGATCGCGTGGATCATCGAGAACGCACCTCACCTTAAGGCAGGCACTAAGGCGATCAGATACGCTAACGGAGGAGAACGAATAGAGCTACTCAACGGAGCAACGCTTGACCTCGTATCCGATACGCGAGACTCATCTCGTGGTCGCACCGCTGACTTTCTCTGGATCGATGAAGTCCGAGAGATTAGCAAGGACGGATACACCGCCGCGATCCCTACTACTCGCGCAAGACCTAACGCGCAGACGCTACTGACATCGAATGCCGGGGACGCCTTCTCCGAGACCCTTAACACGCTAAGAGAGCGAGCCTTATCTGCCCCTCCTAAGTCTTTCGGATTCTATGAATACAGCGCACCGCAGTACAGCAAGATCACAGACCGCAACGGCTGGGCAATGGCTAACCCTGCGCTTGGCTACACGATAACGGAGGAATCACTTGAGGAAGCTGTTGCTACTAATAAGATCGAAGACACTAGAACTGAGCTTCTATGCCAATGGATTGATTCTCTGCAAAGTCCGTGGCCTCATGGCGTACTTGAGGCAACCTCCGACTCCGCGCTCCAAATTCCGATCGGTGGCTATACAGTCTTTGGCTTCGATGTATCTCCATCTCGCCGTAATGCAAGCCTCGTTGCTGGTCAGATTATGGGTGACGGAAGAATCGGAGTCGGTATCCTCCAGACGTGGGAGTCGCAAGTCTCGGTCGATGATCTAAAGATTGCAGCCGAGATCAAAGCGTGGGCTGATCAGTACCGGCCGAAGATGATCTGTTATGACAAGTATGCAACGCAATCAATTGCCGAGCGTCTTGCCAATGCAGGCCAGATCATTCAAGACGTGTCTGGCCAGCAGTTTTATCAAGCATGCTCAGACTTACTAGACGGACTCGTGAACAGTCGAGTAGTTCATAACGGCCAAGAAGAGCTAATTAAACAGATGAATAACTGCGCCGCTAAAGTCAATGACTCAGCGTGGCGAATCGTAAAGCGTAAGAGCGCTGGCGATATCTCTGCACCAATCGGCTTAGCGATGGTGGTCTCAATGCTATTAAAGCCACAACAGGTAGCGCGTATATACACAGAATGACCTACATGTAGTGTATAATTGCGACCTATGGGTCTATTCGATCGTAAGCCAAAAATTGTAGAGGCTCAACGTGCGCCGCAGATTATGGGCGATAGCATCAACGCGATTTACAATTTTACGTTCCCAGTTATATCCCGACGCGACGCTATGAGCGTTCCAGCTCTTAAGCGATGCCGGGATCTACTTTGCACAGTCGGAACTATTCCGCTTGAGTATAAGAAGCAGGCTACAGGCGAAGAGATTGCCGCGCCTCGTTGGGTGCATCAACTCTCAAAGTCACAGCCTCAATTCGTCACTCTTTCATGGCTAGTAGATAGCCTCCTTTTCTACGGACAAGCGTTCCTAGAGATCACCGAAGTTTATCTTGAAGACGGCCGAGGCGCGTCCTTTGAGTGGGTCTCTAACACTCGCGTTACTTTCGATTTAGATATACATAACACTTTTGTTACTCAATACTACGTCGATGGATCACCCCGGCCAATGTCAGGACTCGGATCACTCGTTACATTTCAGGCGTTCAATGAAGGCATTCTAAATACAGGATCTCGTACAATTCAGAGCGCAATAGATGTACAGAAAGCCGCCGCAATAGCCGCTGGAACTCCAATGGCTACGGGTTACATCCGCAATTCTGGCGCTGATCTTCCACCTGCCGAAGTACAGGGATTACTAGCCGCATGGAAAGCAGCCCGTCAAAATAGATCGACCGCTTATTTAACTTCTACCCTGCAATACGAGGCAGTTGGATTTAGCCCTAAAGACATGATGTACAACGAAGCGATTCAGAATCTTGCGACTGAAATTAGCCGTCTATGCGGAGTGCCAAGTTATTATCTCTCAGCGGATCAAAATACATCGATGACTTACTCGAACATTCTCGATGAGCGTAAGCAACTCGTAGCTTTAGCGTTCCAGCCGTACATTTCTGCAATCGAAACACGCCTAAGCATGGACGATATATCTACGGCTGGGCACTATGTAAAATTCGATCTCGATGCTTCCTTCCTGCGTGTAGAGCCTATGGAAAGACTTCTCGTACTTGAGAAGATGTTATCCCTAGGACTTATTAGCACAGAGCAAGCCATGGAGATGGAAGATTTAACACCTAACGGAAGTGATGACTAATGGAAACTCTATACATCGAAGCATCCTCTATCGAGTGCAGCGAAGATCGTCGCGAAATATCAGGCAAGATTGTGCCACTAGGTACGGGCGAAATAGGTCAGACTAATCTTGGCGCTTACACCTTTGAGTCTGGATCTATTGAGATCGAAGACGTTAGCAAGATTAAATTATTCAGCCAGCATGACATGAAGAAGCCAATCGGGCGCATGACAGCTAGCGAAACAAAAGAAGACGGCATCTATGCGACCTTCAAGTTATCGCGCTCAAGTGCCGGTACTGACGCTCTCGTCATGGCCAGCGAAGGCCTCGTATCTGGCCTATCAATCGGTGCAGAGATCATCTCATCAAAGCCATCACGCGACGGACACACAGTCGTCACAGCGGCTAAATTAAAAGAAGTTTCTCTAGTAACTGAGCCAGCCTTTAAGTCGGCTCAAGTATTAGAGATCGCAGCGGAAGAAGCGACAGCCGAAGCCGTAGAAGAACCCCTACCTACAGAAAGCGAGACAGTCGTGGAAGACACAACAGTCGAAGCAACACCAGTAGAGGCTGCGGCTGTAGAAGCTGCTCGTCCTACTGTTCAAGCAATGGTGTACACAACACCACGCATCGAAGTTACAAAGCGTAACTACCTTGAAAACACATTGAAGGCTAATCTCTTCGGTGATGATGATTCACGTCAATGGCTCCGCGCTGCTGACAACGATCAGACAACAGGTGCAGGATTCATCCCAACACCACAAAGCACACAGCTACTTAACTTCCTTTCTAACGCAGATCGTCCGTTTATCGATTCGATCAGCCGTGGCACAATGCCGGAATTTGGAAAAACTTTTGAGTTGCCTAAGATCACTGAGGTTCCTCTTGTTGATCAAATCGACGAGAATGGCGCAGTAACAGAGTCACAACTTGAAGCCTCATACATCACAGTCACAAAGAAGTCATTCAAGGGTCGCGCAATCACTACCCTCGAACTTCTAACAAATTCAACACCTGCATTCCTTGACGAGCTTCTTGTCCAGATGGAATACGCTTATGCTAAGGATACTGAAGAATTTGTAACTACCGCTGTCCAAGGCGCAGGAACACTCAACGCAACAGCACAGGCTAACTCAGCGACTGGACTTCTATCCTACGTATCAAGCGCAGCAGCAGCAGTATATTCAGCATCACTTGGTTTTGCTCGCAACATGATCGTTACACCAGAACAATGGGCTAACATCATGAGCTACAACGATGCCGGACGTCCAATCTACATCGCTGCAAATCCACAGAATGCAGGTGGTGCACTTACACCTACATCACTTCGCGGTAACGTTGCAGGTCTTGACCTTCGCGTATCTCGCTACATGAAGGGCTCTGGAGGAGTCGGTACAGCAGATTACTCAATGGCTGTTGTAAATCCAGATGCTTACACATGGTACGAGGGCGCACGTCAGCAACTTCGCACAAATATCAACTCTGACGGAACAGTAGATATCTTGCTATTCGGTCAGGGAGCACTTGCCACTAAGTTAGCGGCTGGCGCAAACTGGTTCAACCTAACCTGATAACACCCTAAGTCGCTGGCCGGGTAGTGCCCTTCTACCCGGCCAGTCTTTAGAAAGGATAAGAGCATGGCATTGACAACAGTTGCAGAGCTTCGCACCGCCCTTGGCGTTGGCACTCTCTATACTGATGCAGTCTTGCAGCAAGTCTGCGACGCCGCAGATAACGTACTCTTGCCCTTTCTATGGAAAAATCAGCAGTACATCATTGCTCACGGCAACACGGGGACAGTAGGAACACTTTATTTTGATCAGGATATCCGCGAGTATTTCTACGTCGGACAATCTGTAACAATCTCAGGTGCAGGTAGTCGCTACAATGGGACTAAGACAATTACAAAAGTCGATACTCGTTCATTTAACGTAACTACAGCTCACACTAGCGACAATCCACGTCACACAGTCG